GCGCTTGCCAAGGCCTCGGCCCCTGACGACACTATGAGCGATGAGCAGCTCCTCTCGATCATGGTGCAGGCCATCGCCTCGCTCCCTGCGCAGCATCTCGAGCGCCTGGAGGACGCTATCGCGATCCGACGTGGAGCTCCTCCCGTGCGACTGGTTGAGACTGCTTGAACCTCGCCTCCCTCGCCACGGCGACGAACACGCTAGCGCGTCGGGCACACGCGGACCCGCTGGCCTACTTCAGGCCGACGCCCCCGCAGCTCGCGTTCCTCTCGAGCAACCATCCGATCCGCTTGCTCCGCGCCGGGAACCAGCTGGGCAAGACGTGGGCGGGCCTCGCCGACTGCATCTATCGGTGCCTCGGGTCGCACCCGTACACGCTCGTAAAGGCTGCGCCCATCGAGGCGTGGGTGGTGGTCGTCTCGTGGGAGCAGAGCCTCTCGATTCAAGCGAAGCTCTGGCAGCTGCTCCCGAAGGACGCCATCGAGCCAGACTGCGAGTACACGCCGGGCAAAGGCTTCCGCGGTCGCACGCCCATCGTGCGGTTCAAGAACGGCAGTGTGCTCCGCATCCGCACGGTGAACCAGGGCGCGCTCGCACTGGCGGGCTCGACCATTGACTACGTGCTCATCGACGAGCCCCCGCCCGAAGAGATCTGGTCGGAGCTCGCGGCGCGCGTGTTGCGCCAGCGAGGGCGCATCGCGATCACGCTTACGCCCATCGGGCTCCCCCTCGGGTGGCTGAAGAAGCTGGTCGAGGAGCAGGTCGTGCAGGATCTGCACTTCCCGCTGACGGTCGAGAACACGACGCCCATCGGTGGGCGTCCACTGCTTACGCGCGAGGACATCGAGAAGCTCGAGGGACAGGTGCTCCCCCAGGAGCGCGCCCAGCGCATCCACGGAGAGTGGGACTCGGGATGGGTCGAGGGTCGCGTGTTCAAGATGTTCGACCCGGCGCAGCACGTCCGCGCCGACGTACCGGCCGGCGAGGCGCTTATCGGCGTGGGCATCGACCACGGCACGGAGGCCGGCGCACAGGTCGCGGTCCTGACGGCGCTGGTCCGCGACGGCGGCGAGGGACACCCGAAGATCTGGGTGCTCGACCAGATCGTATCGGACGGCATGACCACACCCGACCAGGACGCCGCGGCGCTCCTCGCGATGCTCAAGCGGTGCGGGCTGCGCTGGGAGAACGTCGACCGATGGGTTGGCGACCGAAAGGTGTACGGCAGGCGCAACGGGAGCCTCAAGTCGAACGCCATGCTGATGTCCTCGATGGAGCGCGCGCTGAAGCTCCCCACCGGGAGCCTCCCCTTCCGCATCCACACGGCGTACAAGCCTCGCGGATCGGTCTTCGAAGGCTACCGGGTGCTGTCCGCGGCGATGCTTCGCAACGACTTCTCGATCAACCCACGATGCCGCGGGCTCATCGACGACCTACAGAAGTTCGACGGGCGAGAGGCCAGCGAGCACAAGCACAGCATCGACGCGCTGCGCTACACGCTCGAACTGTATACTAGGCGCCTATACCAGCCGACCGCGATAAGGCTGGGCTAACGGGGGGTCCATGTACGCTTACACGAAGATGCCGCAGCCGCCGGCGCCGAGTAACCCCGACGAGGCCGCGCGCTGGGAGCACACCCGGCATCGTCGCGCGCTGATGGAAGGACGCTGGCAGCGGCTGCTCGAGGACCGTCTCCAGATGCAGCTCGGCAGCACGCGCCGTCAGGCGTGGGGCATCCCCGACATCAGCAGCAACCCGTTCAAGGTCGTGGCGACCGAGCTGGCCACGCTCTACGATGCCCCCCCGGACGTTTCCCACAACACTGCCGGCGGCGCAGTGGATGCGCTTTGCGGCTCGAACGGACTGATCGCGCGCGCGGGGCTGTGGCCGCAGATGTCCCGCTTTCAGAGCATGGTCATCGCGCTCCGTGAGATGTGGATGCGCATCGACGTCGAGGACAACCGGCTGACGTACCGGCCTGTCTCGCCCGATATGACCATCGCCGAGGCAGACCCGAGTCGGCCGACCGTTCCCCTGGCGTACGCCGAGATCCGGCTGCGGCACTTCCGCGGCGAGGCGGTGTGGCTGTGGGACGTGCTGGACATCCGCGACCCGGCGAACCCTTCGTACACGGTGCGTGTGGCGAAGGACGGCGGCATGGGCGAGGACGTGACCCTCGAGGTGCTGGGCGCCACCTACTCGGGCGAGGCATACCCCTACCGTCGTGCGGACGGCACGCCGATCCTTCCGGTCGTGCTCTACCACGCGAGCCTCTACGGGGACCGACTGTTCGACGCGTTCAATGGCGTGGAACTCTACGAGGGCTCCCTCAACCTCGCGGTGTACTACAGCTTCCTCGCGCACACACTTCGTGATGCCTCGTTCCCGCAGCGGTGGGCCATCGGTGTGCGTGTGGCGGGCTCCGATATGGTCGACGGCGGCACACGCGGGCAACGCGTCGAGGTCGTGACCGACCCGACGACGATCCTTATGCTCGACGCTGCGATGGAGCAGCAGCCACAGGTCGGACAGTTCGACGCCTCGGCAGACGTGGAGAAGCTGGAGGCGACCATCGCGGCTATCGCCCATCGCCTCGCCACCGACGCAGGCCTCTCGCCCAGCGAGCTCCAGCGCACGAGCGGGAGTGCGAAGAGCGGCTACGCCATCAGTCTGTCATCCGAGGGTAAGCGGACGGCACAGAGGAAGTACATCCTCCAGCAGCGCGACGCCGACGAGCGCCTCGTGGCTATCTCTGCGGCGCTGTTCAACCGGGCGACGGGTTCGCAGTTCCCCGAGGGCGGCTACTCGGTCATGTACCGGGAGATCCCGCTCTCGCCAGAGGAGATGCAGGCTCGCCGCACGCACGCCATGGAGATGATGGAGGCCGGCCTCATGGACAAGGTCGAGGCGCTCCGGCTGTTCGGGTCTATGACCCACGAGGACGCCGTCGCGCGCCTCGAGCAAATCGCTCTCGCGAAGGCTGCGGAGGCCCGCATGATGGAGAGCGCGCCGCCGGCCGTTGAAGAAGGAGAAACAGGAGGACGGCCGGCGACGGCCGCACCCGATGTATCCCCTGCGCACGCCGAGGCGATGGACGAAGTCGGCGAGGAGCTCGACGCGGCAGAGGAGGCCCTCGCCGCTCTCGACCTGGACGAGGCGAACGCGGCCGTCGTGGCGGCGGTCATCGAGAGCCTCCGCGAGGCGCGCGGCTACCTCGGGCTCGGCCCGAAGGTCGAGGCAGAGGTCGAGATCCACGACGAGGCGACCTGATGCCGTTCATCTCGGAACGTCAGCGCGACTATCTGAAGCGCGAGCACCCCGAGGTGTACCGGCGCTTCTTGCGCGACGAGCGCGCGATGGGCTTTGAGCTCCGCGCCCCCGTCGAGGTCGCCGCCGTTGCGAAGCGTGGACTCGAGAACCGGCGCAAGTACGGCCGAGGTGGAACGCTGGTCGGTGCGCGTCGCGCATCGCAGCTTGCCAGCCGCGACGTGGTGAGCATCGAGACCATCAAGCGCATGGTCGCGTACTTCGAGCGTCACGAAGTGGACCTCGAGGCGCCGGCCGCACGACCAGGACACCCGCAGTATCCGAGCGCCGGGCGCATCGCGTGGGACCTCTGGGGCGGCGCCCCCGGTCGTGCGTGGGCGCGTCGGCAATTAGCAGTCTGGGAGCGCGTGCAAGCCGCACGCGAGGAGGAAGAATGACCGAGGAAGGAACGACGACCACGACCACGACCACGGCAGAGGCCGGAGACAACGGAGCGGGCGCCCGCATCCGGCAGCTCATCGCTCGCGTGAAGGAGCTCGAGGGACGCGTCAGCGAGCTGACCCCGCTCGCAGAGAGCGCCGAGAAGTACCGGGCGCAGATCGAGGAGGTCAAGGCCGCGAGCAAGGCCGAGCGCGAGGCGCTCCGTACCGAGCGCGAGATCGCCGCGGCTGGCATCACCGATGCCGAGGGCATCGACTACGTGCAACATGCCTACAGCCGACTCCCCAGCGAGGGACGTCCCCCGCTCGCGGAGTGGCTCGGAAACAAGGATGGTCTCCCTAAGGCAGTGCGTGCCTACCTGCCCGAGGCCGCGCCCGCAGCCCCAGCAGCTCCTCCGGCACCCGTCACGACGGCGATGCCGAAGACGAACGCAGGCACGGTCACGCAGACGCCGCCGGCCACAACCGCGTGGACGCCCGAGAGCATCATGCGTCTGTCGCCCGCAGAGTTCCGGGCGAACGCCGCAGCCATCAAGGCCGCGCTCTCCACGCCTTGACATTCTGTCACCGGTAGGCTTACCGTAGGCGTGGGGGACCTCCCCCACGCGCTCGGGGCAAGCTCCCGTAAAAAGCGACAGGCGCGGCAACCTCGAACCTATCTAGGAGGCCACTATGGCCAACATCGATTTTGCCGCTCTTGACGGCAACGCCCGCGCCGCTGCGGTCCTGTACCAGTCCATCGTGATGAAGCTCGCCGACACCGGCAGCCTTCGCAACGCGCCGTGCTTCCTTAACGTGGGCAGCGTGAACGGCACGGGCTCCGACTCCATTCAGGTCCCCGTCGTCGGCCTCAACGGGACCGACATCATGAGCGCCCCCGGCGACGGCGTGAGCGTCAGCAACACCTCGATCACCTCGTCGGCCGCTACGGTCGTCGTGGCTCGTCAGGCGCTGCGCTACGACCTCACGGACCTCGCTCGCGTGAGCAACTCCGTGCCGGGCGGCGTGGACCTCG